TTAACGACGCGCACCAAATCAGGATGCACACCACGAAGGTTTAACAGGGAACGTGGGCCTAGCTTAAACGCCATTACCGATCTGCCTTGTTGTCCAGCTTGTCTTCAATCCGGCGTAGGTGCATCATAACCTCGTCAAACTTCTTGTCGATGCTGTTGAATTTCTCGTCGCCGAACTCCAGCTTCGTCTCAAGAATTGCTAGGCGGTTGCTGAGTTGCGTCCATACGCCAATGATGGCGAAGATGCCCGCAACGACGGTGAGAAGCGTGTCGATGCCGAATGACATGTCCATTAGCTTGGCTTCACTGGCCATATGATTGCGAATGGATTGGGCTGATCTGTTATATCGCGCAACGCTTGGCGGTATGTAGCCCATGCAGCGGCGTCTGCCGAAGCATCAGGTAGCTGCGTCCAATCGCAGGCTGCCAGTAGCGTGTTACGTTCCGCGCGGATCACAGCCCATTGTGCGCCAACCTTTGCCGCTGATGCGTCTGCGTCTAGGTCTGTCACGATGTAGTTCTGGGTCCAGACGCCATCGATCAGAATTGCCGGGCCTTCCTCGCGCACTTGCGTCGCTGGGTCAAAATATGGCGGCGTGACGATCTGCTTCTTGTGTACGCCAAAATGTGCTGCCTGCTCGTCGGTCAGGCGGCGGGCGTAGCAATAATTATCCGCGTCCCATTGCGTCGGCTCTGCATCAAAGATGTGCCGTATGAAAGTGTCGCCTTGGGCTTGGACATACCACATTATTCTGCTTCCTTTGCTTTCCGCTTGGCAGTTGCACGAATGACGGCTGCATCATAAGCGGCTTGGTCTTCAATCTGTTCTTGCAGCGCCGCCATGATAGCTTCCACGTTGCCCATTTGCTTGCGTGTGGCATCGAGGCGTTCTGCTACGTTGGCTGCGAACTCATTGTCCGTGGCGTTGGCAATCAGATACTCAAAGTTCTTGCGGTCAAAGTCGTAATGAAAATGCTCAATCTCGCGGGCGTATATAGCGTCGGCGAGAGTATCGTATTTGTATTCGGCGTTGAGTTGTGTGTAGATCATGTGGTGTCTTTCTTTACGCAGATACGGTAAAAGCTACGCCGATGCCATTGCCAGTAGGCAGCGTCACGGGGTTGGCGTATTTAGTGCCGAAGCCAGAACTGCTCAAAGGATATGCTGTGACGTAGGGTGAATTTTGATGCGCTACAGCAATAGCATCCCCCAACGCAGAAAAAGCTACCTTATTGCCAACACCCGTAGGAAGTGTAGCTGGGTCTGTGTATTTAGTGCCGAAACCAGAACCGCTCCAAGGGTATGCTGTAATGTAGGGCGAAGAACTATTCGCTACAGCAATAGCGTCTCCACTCGGAGAAAACGCTACGCCATAGCCGTTACCAGCAGGCAGCGTAGCTGGGTCTGTGTATTTAACACCAAAGCCCGTGCTACTGTTCCAAGGGTACGCTGAAACGGCGGGTGAATTAGAGTGCGCTACGGCAATAGCATTCCCAGCGGGAGAAAACGCTACGTCGCTGCCGATGCCTGTAGGGGTCGTAGCTGGATCGGCGTATTTAACACCAAAGCCCGTGCTGCTGTTCCAAGGGTACGCGGTGACATAGGGCGACGTAAAATGCACTACGGCAATAGCATTCCCAGCGGGAGAAAACCTTACACCCATGCCGAAACCAGCAGGCAACGTAGCTGGGTCGGCGTACTTAGTGCCGAAGCCCGTGCTACTGTTCCAAGGATATGCTGTGACGTAGGGTGAAGAGAAACTCGATACTGCTATAGAGTCGCCAGCACCAGAAAACGCTACGCCGTTGCCACCGCTAGGAGGCAGCGTAGCTGGGTTAGCGTATTTAGTGCCAAAACCGGCACTAGACCAAGGATACGCGGTGACGAATGGCGTAGTGTCGTGCGCTACAGCAATAGCATCTCCACTCGGAGAAAACGCTACGCCGTTGCCGTTACCAGCAGGCAGCGTAGCTGGATTAGAGTATTTAGTGCCGAAGCCAGAACTGCTCCAAGGATATGCTGTGACGAATGGCGAAGTGGTGTGCGCTACTGCGACTTGGAATGGTGTAGCATTTGTTTGGAAAAGATAATTTGCCATCCACTTAGTCGCGGTGACTTTAATACACATTAGCGTGTTGTTTGGATAAACAGTTTGCGTGCCGACAAGGCCGTTACCGTTTACCAATGTGTCACTAGTAATCGCCACGTTGACGCGAGTGCCGCCATTCTCCACCGTGAACAGAACCACCGTGCCAATGGGAAACGCAACACTCGCATTTGCTGGGATGGTATATGTGCGGACGTTAGCGTCCGACGCAGGATGGAATATCTGCTTGCCAGCATCGCTGAGTACCAGCGTATAGTTGGCTGACTGGCTGTTCTGTGGGTATTGAACCGCGCTCGATGGAGCCGCTGCGGATGTCCATGTCGTGCCGTTGCTTGTCAGCAAGTTCCCAGAAGCCCCCGGAGCAACTACCTGAACCGCGCTCGTACCATTGCCTAGAAGGACATTGTTGGCCGCGAGAGTAGACGCGCCTATGCCGCCGTTAGGAACGCCTAGTGGTGTGGTAAGAGAAGTGCCCCATCCAGTTCCGGTAGATACAGCAATACCTGCGCTCGGATAAACCTGCGCAGGAATAGTAATTGTCCCCCAGCTTGCATTCGTGCCGTCCGTCGTGACGTACTTTCCGGCGTTGCCAGTCTGCGAAGGGAGCGTGTTGTTGAACGCAACCTGCTGCACAAAAGCAGTCGTGGCCACCTGAGTTGTGTTCGTGCCAGTGGTGGCTGTCGGCGCTGTTGGCGTTCCAGTGAACGCAGGAGAAGCAAGACCCGCTTTACCATCTAACTGTGTCTGCACATTCGATGTCACGCCATCAAGGTAGACAATCTCTGCCGCGCTCACACCGCCGATGCTTGTCGTCGATGGAAGCGTAACCGTGCCGGTAAATGTTGGGCTGACCAGCGGCGCGTAGGTTGATGCTGCTGCCGTAATGGCTAGTTTAGCATCAAGCTGCGTCTGGAGGTTCGATGTTACGCCATCGAGGTAACCGATCTCAGTCGATGAGACTGAGCCGATGCTTGTGGTCGAAGGCAGACCGACCGTGCCAGTAAATGTTGGCGAGGCAAGCGGGGCGACAATGCCACCAGAAACAGTGCCGGTGACATTAAGCGTCCCGGCAACAGCGGCTACTTTCCCCACACCTACGTTAATACCAACGCTCGTCCCTGTGCCGTTAGCGGCAAAGAGCGCATCGACGAGGTCAAGGTCGGTGTTTAGCTTATTGCCCCAAGTATCGGCGGATGCACCGATCTCAGGTTTAGTGAGGCCAAGGTTTGAAGTTGTCGTATCAGGCATTAACCAAACGTCCTTGTCCTAGAAGCCAACCGACTTGAACCGGTCTTGGCCCGTTGCTCTGCAACTTCGTATTCAGCCATCAGGCGGTCTAATATACTAGACCAAACACCAATGCGCTCATCTTCTTTCAAATATGGCGCGCTTTGAACGAGCGTTGCATAGAGGTATATATCAGGGTTGGCCGTTAAAAGCCAGTTAGATGTGTTCGAATCCGACAAACCAGCAATGCGGGCGTAGTACATCAACTCGCCCGTGTACGAACCATCTGGTGCAGGAACATGTTGGAACTGAGTGCCAACAGTTGAGAAGAACATCGGTACGCCAGCCGCAGAAAACTTCGTCTTCTGGATGATAGCTTCTTCCGGCGTTACAAATTCCATAACCGTGATTGGATTGGTATTAACCTGATAGCGGATCGTTTCCATCCAATCGGATGGGCGGTTCTCATACTCCGCGTCAATAGTGACGGTAGCCCGTGTCACCATTTCCGGTGAACGAAGACGGCGGTTAAGCGCAGCCTCGGCTAATGAAATGAAGGACGGGATCGCCGCAGTCAGATCATCCCTGTTAAGGAAGTCCGCGACCGTAGTCCTTAATTCGGAGTATGTAGAAATTGCCATTAAACAGTCCCCGGCCTTGTGCGGAAGTAAAGGTTGTCCGGATCGTTCAACCATTTCTTCATGCGCTCTTGGTCTTTAGTAATACCTTGGCGCTCAAGTTCGTAATACACTGAAATCGGGATGCTGCCAACCTTTGTCCACTCACCCCAGCGTTCCGGCGCTTCGTTGAACTCGCGCTTGTTCTGCTCGATGATTCCCGAAACGTCCTGCTCTTTCGAGATGATCGCTTCGTCCTTTTCGGCATCGTAATCATAAAACGTTTTGACGCCTGTGAAAGCATCGTCGTTGATAAGGCGTTTAGTCATAAAACCCTCAATAGTTAGATGAGGGGGCGTTATGCCCCCTCACCCAAATAGACCTTCTTACGAAGTGGTCAAGTCGGCTACGATACCGTGCGCAGCTTGGCTGTTTACCTTCAAGCCATACTCGACGAGCATCAAACGCTTCTCGGCGTCGCCGGTCTTCGCCAGTTCCATCTGCTGGATTGGACGAAGAACTGCCAACGATGCGTAATCAGGATCGACGATGAACGCATCGCGGTCACGCTGGAAGCGGTTAGGAACGATGTTAACCGTACCAAAGTCAGACACATAAACGTCGGCTGCGCCAACGATTTGTGCCTGCTGACCAGCAGGAACGTCGCGGAAGCGAGTTGCAATGCCGGTGAAGCCCGAAGCAACCGTCTTGTTGAACGGACCAACCATCAACATCTTTGGCGTGCCGCCCTGCGTCCAGACGCTCTGGATTACGTTCTTCAGAAGTGTTTCTGTGAACGCACGCTGCGTACCATCGGTACGAGCAGCAGTTGGGGTCGAGCCAACAGTTGGGTTAGCACCGCCTGAACCGAACGAGGTGTTCGAGGTCAACCATGCAGGCAGACCAGCAGTACGACGTGCAGTTGTGGTGTTACCCGCAACAGCAGCTTGGTTGGCAAGCAAAGCAGCTTCCATGTCGCGCTTCAGTTCCGAACCCAGCTTAGCAAGCTGATAGGTCAGTTCTGAACGACGGCCTGCCTTATCGACGCTTTCAAGCGTACCGGAGATGACGACGTTCTTCGTGCTGATCTGCGTGTAGTTACCAACGCGTGAGGTTGGGTTAACAGCAGCAAACGAGGAAACGTCATCGCCTTCGAGCGCGGCGTTAGCAGCCGAAGCAGCAGCGAGGCTGTCTGTCTGCCATTCGAAGTAGGTGTTCTTGACGCTCTCACGACCGATGTTCGAGATGAACGGGGTTTCTTCTGGCGAGATGTTATAGATAACATTCGACAAGTCTTCACGAATACCGATAGCGGAGTACCGGGTAAAAGTATTTGCTACAATAGCCATTAGTTCACGTCCTTATTAAATGAGTTTATCCAAAAGAGCGGCTGCATCAGAGATGCGGCCACTACGCACAAGGCGCTGGGAAGCTTTCTTTACATCGGTCGAACGTGTTGCGACTTGAGTACCTGAAGAACCGGGACGGACGATCCGCGCAACCTTTCTTGGCTGTGCCTTCACCTTTTCCACTTTCTTCGAACCCTTATCAAACATCATCGCTTTGCGCAGGATTGAAACGTGACTGGCTTGAACAAGTGCACTCAGGTCGCGTTCGCTAAACCCGTTGTTTATAGCCCATTCACGAAGTTCCTTAGCTTCGCTTTGCATTGTACTTTCGTCTTTCCATTCAGGAATGACTTCCGTGAGTTTGGCGCGCTCTGACTGCACAATGTCAGCCAAGGCCCGCTGTTGCTCTCTGGCCATCTCTTCAGCAATTCGCTGCTGTTCAGTATTAATAGCCTGAAGTTTAGCGGCCCGTTCCTGACGAGACTTATTCCAATGCCGTTCTAACCGCGCCGCCTCAATGGGGTCTTCGTTATAAAGATTGTCCCAATCAGGCTCAGCATCGGACTGCACCTCAAGTTGCGCTTTAAGCGCCGGTAGCAGTTCCGCGTATTGAGCGCGTTCCATACGGATCGCTTCGGCTTCGCTATGGAACGACTTGCGTTCTTCAGCTAATGCCTGAGTTTTCCGTGTGTAATCCGAATAACGAGAATAACCTTTCCGAAGTTCGTCAAGGGTGACTTCCGTTTCTTCACCGTCAAGTTTAACCTTGATGGTTAGATCGTCAGGAAGTTCCTGTTCGATAACCTCTTCTGTGTCGTACTCTTCATCCGAGTCAGACTCTTCGGCTTCATCTTCTTCCGAGTAATTCTCGGCTTCAGTTTCTTCCGCGTCGTCCTGAGCCTCTTCAGGCTCTTGCGCCTCGGCCTGATCTTGGTTGTCCTCATTCGGGCCAAGCAGTTGGTCGATGGCTAGTGTTGCTTCGTGGAGGCCGATCCCACTGGGGTTGCCGACTTGTTCCGTCATATAGCACCTTCTTTATTAAATGTTAACTCCTTGATTTGGCGACTAAGCCGTCGTCAAGGATTGCCTGTAGGCGGGCTTTCAACCGCTCAAGTCCTTTGAGCGTGTGAAACATGTCAGAGCGTCCGCTATAGTCAGTATGAGCCGACCTACGCCACTCTTCAAAAATATCTCTTTCCACTGCGTCGAATGCCTCCTTGAGAATCTCATCCTCAAGAAGGCGCTTTGCGTGGTTAGCTTTTGTCATTGGGTCCATTAAATCAACGGCTCGTATCTAGGGTTAGTTACCATTGCGGGCTGTGCTTGGGGTAAAGCTGGGGCGGGAGCAGGAGCCGCAGAGTTAAGCAGGCCGTACCCCGGCTGGAAGAACATAGCTTCCGGACCAAAACCATACCGCTCGTAGTCTATGATGTTTGGGTTGGCGCGCATATCTCGGCCTGCGCCTATACCTACGCCCGCGCCTGCACCGAACGGGGAAACATACGGCACTCCTGTTCCTGTTCCAGTACCATCGCCGCCAGCTAAAAGGCTGCCTAGAAGATTGGTTCCGATACCGCCAATGGAAATAAGTTGAGATAGGTTTAGGCCAGTGCCGAGAACGTCATCGCTCTTAAGAATAGACGATGTCCCCGTCAGTGCTTTGTCGGGTGTTGGTACTTGCGATAAGCCGAGACCAGCAAGCACAGACCCAGCCGCCGCGAGTTCATCGGGAACGACAGTTTTTGGTACAGGGCGGTTACCGCTCACGACAATATCTTCAGGCTGTGGCGGTGTTAGCGTTGGGTCCATAGCTAATTCAGTGAGCGCAGGTAGACCGGCGAGAGCTGACCCCAGACCGGGGTTTTGCGTGACTGCTATAGGGTCTGGTCTAGTCGATACAACAATTTCGCCAGTTTCTTGATCAATGCCGTCAACCACGTTGCGTTGGTTTGGCGTGCCTACTTGCGATGCAACCGCTGATCCAAGCACACCGCCAACTGTTGAGCCGACAAGACTAGGCGCGACTGCTCGTGCTGCGTTTACGATGATGTCGCCAGCAGCGCCGCCGACGCCCGCAGGAATTGACGCACCTGTAAGACTGCCGAAGCTGAGTCCTTCGAGCGCGTTCGGGATTAAATCAGCGTTGATGCCGCCTGTTGAGGCAGCGCCTCCGGGAACAGCTTTGCCAAATATTTGGCCACCAAGAGCAGAACCCCCCGCCGCCAATCCGGCGCGGAGCAATGTATTCTCTAGGCTACGCCCTTGGGCCGCGCTCGATGCTGCGGAACCCAAAGCCGCACCAAGAACAGGGCCAACGCCAGGAATAAAACTTGCGGCAATCGGTAGCGCAACGTCGGCGATCTGGCCTAGCACGCTTTTGTTCTTCTTCTCGTTGGCTACAGTCGTGTACTCGCCGGATGGGTTTGCAGTTTGGATGTTGTACGATGCTTTGTTGCCAAGCGTGTTGGTTAGGTTTTGGCCTAGTTCAGTTGCTTTGCGCGCTGCCTCTACGCCTGTGCCTTCGAATATAACCTTATTGGTGCGCAGATCAACAAGACGCACCGGCTGGTCGGTCCTTACCGCAAAAACATTGCCGCTCGTTTTGCTCGTTGGGTTGCCTTTGTTAGATACTGGCGCAGTAATGTACTGTACGTTTGGGTCTTGAATTACACTGCCCATCCGTCCGCCGCCAACGCCTGAGAAGTTTAGTCCGCCTAGACCGCTTAAGTCCAAGCCAGCCAAGAGGCTCAGATCGTAAGGAGCAACAACCTCTTGCGTCGTTGGCATGACCGCCGCTTGACGAGGCGTGTCCATGATAGGCCCCGCAGCAGCCAGAAGTCCCTGTAGCGCGGGGTCATTGAGGTAATAGTCTTCAAACATTACATCATTCCTTCTGGTGGCATTTCTGGTTGCATCGGCATTTCAGTTGGCATCTGCGCTTGCTGAACCGCCTGCGCCATCTGCGCGTTTTGCTGGGCCTGTTGAGCCTGCACGGCTGCTCGTTCCATTTCGCCCTGCTGGCGTAGGAACTCACGGTCGCGCTGCATCAACGCTTCGATGTTGGCCGTGTTGACCTGCGCTCCGTACTTGGCTTCAATCTCGGCTGCCTTAATCATCATATCGGCATCGAGTTTGTCGCGCTCACGGTCGTCCTTGCGCAGCATCTCTTCGCGCTGCAACTCAAGTTCTGCGGCCTTCTTCTGGATGTCAGCGCGGATTGCTTCCATCTGAACCTGAGACAGCATCTCTTCCGGTGTCGGCTGCGGTGGCGCAGGCGGTGGTGGAGGTGGCATCATCGCTGGGTCTTTGAAGAATACAGTCGGGTCTTTGAATCCAGCCAGCGCCATCATCTGAGACAGCGTGTTGTAGTAACCCTGCATGTCGGCCAGTGGCGCGCCCATCTGCATAAGCATCTCTTGCTTGGCTGCGACTTGACCCAAGAACGCCATCTTCTCTTCGTTGCTACCAGTACCGATAGCGACGTTGACGACGACATCCATGTTCGTATCCCACACACGCGGGTCAATCGGCACGAACGTATTACGCAGACGCACCATGCGCGGAGCATCTTGGTTCTTGGCGATAAGCTGCATCGACTTGTGGAACAGGCTCTTCATACCCGTCTCGGCGAAGATACGGCAGATCAGTTCGATATGCTGCGCTGCAGCAGTAATCGTGGCTGCGACAGCAGCGCGGGTCGAGGACTGAAGCGCATTCGCATCGAGGCCAGACGCGGCCTTGGAGATACCGGTACGGTTCTCGCGCAGTTCATCCATGTACTGCAACATCGGGAAGGCTTGCTGCCCGACGAACGGCATCGTGAACGGCTGCACCATACCCGGTGCACGCATACGAATAATGCCGCCGACTTCGGTGTTCATCACGTCTTCGATGTTAACTTGGCCTTCAACGACACCCGTGCGTGGGTGGATCGACTGAGCCAAGCTGTCCAGCGTGTTACGCAGGATATTCGACTTGATAAGCTGAATGTCCATCGTCACGTCGGCAATCGACATACCG